CGCCACCGAGCAACAGCGCCGCGTCGAGTTCCTGACGGCGATGGTGCAATACATTCAAGCCATCGGCCCGATTGTTGCCCAAGGCGCGCTGACCCTTGAGCAGGCAAAATCGTTCCTGCTGTTTGCCGCGCGTGCATTCCCCGGCGCACGCGAACTTGAAGATGCGCTCGAAGCCATTGGCACGCAGCCGCCACCCGAAAAACAACCTGACCCGGCTGACAAGCTGGTGGAAGTTGAGGCCGCCAAGGTGCAGGCGCAGACCGCCAAGGCGCAAGCCGACGCACAGGTGGCGCTACAAAAACTTGCGCTCGATCGCGAGAAAGCTGAAGCGGACATCAATCTGCGGCAGCAGAAACTCGACATCGACGCTGCAAAAGTGATGAGGCAGTAATGGCTTTTCCACCCATTCCCATTCCCGGCGTTGCTGGCGTTCCCGTGCTGCGTGACGGCCAGCAAGCCGGAATTGCACCAACAGGTTATGCACCCGGAACGGTGGTGCAAATGCTTGGGCAGCAACTCATGCAGCCGCCAGCGCCGGTTCCTGTCGCGGTTCCAGTTCCAATGCCTCAAAATGTGTTTGAGTCATTTGATGAAAACGGCCTTGACGGCATAGATGAAAGTTTTGGAGGCGGCCAACAGTCTGGCAGTGGCAACATCGCCGCCGATCTTGGCCTACCCTCTGGGCTGACCGATCCAATCGCAGACCTTGGTCTTGGCTTTGCCAACCCCACACCACTGGGCCTTGGCTTGTCCGCGCTTGGCGCGGCTGTTCCCGCACTCGCGCCGCTTGGCCTTGCTTATTCAGCAGCCAACGCTATTAGCGGTGGTTTTGGTTCGCCGCAAACAAACTCACTTGGTCAAACGCAGCAGTTTGGCGTCGGAAATGAAACGATGGATATGTTTGGCAATCTTGTTGGGACGCCAGAAAACATTGCGTCGGTGGCAAGTTTCAATCCTGCTACAGGGTCGTTTGTTTCACCAACTACTGGTGAAACAATGTCGCCAGCGCCAAATCCTGATGTGTCTACGCCGGACGACTTCAGTGCCAGTGCCGATCAGGCGCAGGCTGCCGACCCCACTGGTGTCACCGGCGACACCTACGGCGAAAGCACTGCGTCTGCGGGCGGCGATGATAGCGGCAAGGTGATCTGCACAGAGTTACATCGCCAAGGCAAACTTGATGACGCGACAATGGCTGCTGACGCAGAGTTTGGCGAAATGGTGGCACAGAATGATCCGCACACAATGGCGGGCTATCACCTTTGGGCAAAGCCGGTCGTGCGGCTTATGCAAAAATCCAAAACCATAACTTGGATCGTTGCGCTTTTCGCGCTGCCTTGGGCGCGCGAAATGTTCCTGCGCCAAACCGGCAACGGTCGCGGTTCTTGGCGCGGACGCATCCTGATGCGATTAGGCATCCCGCTTTGCCGCTTTATTGGAAGGCGCAACGCACGCGGGTGGCTGCCCCCGTTTCGGAGCAAAAAACATGCGTAAAACCTACGTCTATGAGGACGGCAAGATTGTGCCAAAGGGGCCGCAGGCCGCACCCGCAGCCCGCACGCAAATCATTGGCGACATCGACCCTTATCGCTCGATTGCGACCGGCGAAATCATTAACTCGCGCGCGCAGCATCGTCAGCACCTCAGAGACAACAACCTGGTCGAAATAGGGAATGAGCAACAAGCGAAGTTTGGGCTGCCTCGCAGTTAACCGGAGAACATGATGAGCGAAGAAATGGAAAGCACTCCTGAACCGCAGGAGCCAGCGCCGCAGACAGTTCGAGAAAGTATCGCCGCCGCCTTGGCGACACGCGAAGAACCGCGTAAGCCAGAGCCGGAGCAAGAACCGGAGCCGCTTGCGGCAGAGGATGACGCGCCGCCCGCTGAAGATGTGGAGCCTGAAGGTGAGGTTGCCGACGAGGCAGAGGCGACCAACGTCGAGGCCGCCGACAACGAGGAAGTGCAGGGCATTGAAGCGCCCGCACACTGGTCGAGCGATTTCAAGGACACTTTTAACGCGCTGCCCTCAAACGCGCAGGAAGTGTTCCTGCAACGCTATAAAGATATGGAAGGCGATTACACTCGCAAGACGCAGGAGGTGGCAGACATTCGCCGCCGTGCATCTGCGCTTGATGAGGTAATGGTTCCCTTCCGCGATGAATTTGCCCGTGCTGGCTTGGACGACATTGGAGCCGTCCGCCAGTTACTCGGCGCACACAAGTTTTTGCGCGAAAGCCCACAGCAAGCAATTGCTTGGCTGGCGCAAAATTATGGCATCAACACCGAAGCACTCGCCGCAAACGAGCAAGCCGACGATGATTTTGCCGACCCGCAAGTGAAGCAACTCAGAGATCAGGTGTCTCAGTTGCAAGGTTATTTGCAAACACAAGCGCAACAGCAGCAGGACGCAGCCGTTGCCGACACCCAGCAGCAAATCACAAATTTTGCCAGTGTGACAAAGGACGATGGATCGCTTGCGCATCCGCATTTCGATGCGGTGCGAACAACGATGGGCGGTCTCATCCAATCCGGCGTCGCGCAAGACATGGACGCCGCTTACGAAATGGCGGTCTACGCAAACCCGACACTCCGGGGAAGCCTGATCGACCAGCAAGCGGAGAAAGTGACTGCCAAGCAGAAGCAGGCAGAAAACGTGCGCAAAGCAAAACGCGCACAACAGGCGAATGTGAAAGGCAGCGGTGCCCCGGCAAAGGAATCACTTCCTGGCGGCTCTAGCGTGCGAGACGCACTCCTTCACACGATGAAGGAACTGCAATCCTAAAAACCAAATAAAGGAGAAGACGATGGCATCTCCGAATCTTTCGGAAATAGTCACGACGACGCTCCGTAACCGATCTCGTCAGCTAGCAGATAACGTTACAAACCATAACGCTCTGCTTCGCAAAATGCGGGAACGCGGAAACGTAGTCGAACTCTCTGGTGGTCGAGACATTGTTCGTGAACTCGAATATCAGGCCAACGATACCGTAAACTTCTATAGCGGCTATGAAGTGTTAGACACTTCGCCTGCCGATGTTCTGAGTTCAGCGGTTTACGATTGGAAACAGCTTGCAGGCACGGTGACGATCTCCGGTCTTGAGGAAATTAAAAACTCAGGTCCAGAAGCAATCATCAATCTGCTTGAGGCCCGCATTAGCGTCCTTGAAAAATCACTGGAAAACAGCTTGTCCACCTCGCTCTACAGCGACGGCACAGGTTCCAGCGGTAAGGAAGTTGGCGGCCTTCAGTTGGTCATTGCTGACGCTGGCACGGGAACTGTTGGTGGAATTAATTCCTCGACATTCTCTTTCTGGCAGAACGTCCAGACCACGGCCACCTCGTCTGCTTTCAGTGTCGCAAACGTCCAGACCGATATGAACAATATCTATCTGTCGCTCGTTCGTGGCGTTGATAAGCCCGACATTGTGACCGCCGATGCGAACGCATACAAAGCGTTTCTCGGATCGCTTCAAGCAATTCAGCGTGTCGCTGATGCGAACGAAGCTAACTCTGGTTTCGTCACCACGCGCTACCTCGGTAGCGATGTGTATTACGACGACCAGGTGCCGACCAACAAGATGTACTTCATCAACACCTCGTATCTGCGTCTTGAGGTTGCGGCAGACCGCAACTTTGTGCCGCTGGATTCGCGCATGTCTGTCAATCAGGATGCGATGGTGGTGCCGATGGTTTGGTCCGGCAATCTTACTTGTTCCAACCGCGCCCTTCAGGGCGTGATTCACGTTTAGGGGGGGCTTGATATGTCTACTATTCCAGTAATTGGCATTGATCCCGCCGCAGTTTCCAGCACCGCCGAATATGGTGTTGGTCAGCTTGGGTCGGTCATCGACTCCGGCGGCGTGACCAAAATCTACAAGTATGTTCAGTACGACACAGGCGCAGGTTCTGTTGCTGCTGTGTCGGGCCAGGTGGCGTATTATTACACGCTCGACGGCTATAAGTTGAATAAGGTCAGTTCTGATCTGTCCGACAGCATTGAGATCGGCGCGGGCGTTCTAAACAGCGCACCGACCGATGGGCAGTACTGTTGGATTCAGATTGCCGGTCCGGCAACGCTTTCGATTGCGTTGACGGCTGGTGCTGATGGCGATCCGTTGACACCGACCGGGAGTGCCGATGGCACGCTCGATGTGTCGTCGGCTGCCACAGACAACGTCTGTGCAATCGCCGGGGACATTTCCGACAAGGAAATTATCTGCACGTTCCCGATGTAGTAAAAAAAGGGGTCGCTTCGGCGGCCCCTTTTTCATCTCACAACTTCAAAGGAGAAATGCGTTATGCCAGAGGCAAACGTAAAGGCAACCTTCTATCGGTCCAGCCTTAACGGCGTTGAAAAAGATTTCGTTTCGATCTCAGTAACCGGCAACCGGGACACTTTTGTTGGCCCCGTCCGTGCGTCTGACCTTGATCGCTTTCCGACTGCATGGGCAGCCTACCGGGAAGGAAACGCGGAGACGAAGATTGGCACATCGCTGGCAAAGTTACCCGGCCTCGACGAAGCGCGCGTCCGCGAACTCACCGTCGCCAACATTGAGACGGTCGAGGAACTTGCGGACATTTCCGATTTAGCGGCCCAAAACATGGGGCCAATTTTTGGCGAGTTTAAGAAAATCGCCACTCTCTATTTAGAAGCCAACGGTCGATCTGACGCACCTGTTGCTGACGAACCGGCCAAGAAGCGCGGACGACCGCGAAAGGTTATCGACAATGACTCTGCTGACGATCTGCCAGAACACGGCTGACTATGTAGGCTTCGAGCGCCCGACCTCTGTGGTCGGCAACGTCGATGCAACTGCCCGCCAGCTTCTTGTCTGCGCCCAGCGCGAAGGCAAGACGCTGGTGAAGCGCGGCCCTTGGGCCATCCTTGAAAAAGAACACACCTTTAGCACGGGCAGCGGTACGGCCAGCTATGCGCTGCCGTCTGACTTTGACCGCTTTCGCAATGACACGCAGTATAACCGCGCGGATCAACAGGCCATGCGTGGCCCGCTGAACGCGCAGCAGTGGCAGTTTGTCAAAAGCGGTATTGTCACCGCAGGCACGCAGCAGCGTTGGCGCGTGAAGGCCGACAGCAACGCCAAAAAGTTCTTCATTGACCCAACGCCAACCAGCACCGAGACGATAGCTTATGATTATGTGAGTAACGCTTGGTGCCAATCCAGTGGCGGCAGTGCGCAGACCGCATGGGCTGCCGACACCGACACTGGCATCCTTGATGAATTGTTGTTGGAGATGGGCGTGACCTGGCGCTTCAAGCAACTGCACGGCCTCGACTATGCCGAGGACTTTCGCGACTACCAGATCAACGTCGCGCGTGCGCTTGGCGCTGATGGTGGTGCGCCAAAGCTGGCCTTCGATAACAGATACAAGTCGGGCGTTGGGCCGTATAGCTACAACGTGCCAGAAGCGAATTACGGCACCTGATGCTCCAGCCGCTACCACAATCACAGCGCCCGCGTACCACCAATGTGAGCGTACCGCCGCCCGTGGGTGGTCTGAACACGCGCGACAGCATCGACGCGATGGCACCCGAAGACGCGATCCTGCTCGACAACTGGTTTCCGACGACCGGCAAGATTACGCTTCGCGAAGGCTATGCTAGCCACGCAACCAATGTTGGGTCGGGCGATGTTAAAACGCTGGTCGAGCATCACGCAGGCGATACGCGCAAGCTGCTGGCAATTGGCAGCAACGGCACGCTCTACGATGCGACAAGCGCAGGCAGCAGCCCAAGCAGCCTAAAGACCGGCCTGAGTTCTGCTATCGCGCAAACCGCAGAATTTGACGGCAACACGATTTTTGTGACCGGCGCAGATACGCCGTTCAAATTCAACGGCAGCAGTGCCAGTGATCTGTCAATCACGCTGTCCGACAGCAGCAGCGTGACCACGCTTGACGGCGTGCATGTGTTCAAGAACCGCGTGTACTACTGGCGCGGCACGGATCAGCAGTTTTACTACAGCGCCACCGTAAACACGCTAGAGGGCAACTTCACACTTTTCCCACTGAACCGCGTCGGGAACTTTGGCGGCGACCTTTTAATGGTGACGACGCTGACGCAAGACGGCGGCGAGGGCATTGATGACCTGATTGCCTTCGTAATGACGAGCGGCGAAGTCATTGTCTACTCTGGCAGCGATCCGAGCAGCGCCACAGATTTTGCCTTGGTTGGCACTTTCCGCATTGCGGAGCCGGTGCCGCACATTCGCGCCGCAATCAAATTGGGCGGCGATGTGGCGGTCGTCACAAAAGAAGGCATCATCGCCATGTCGAGCGTTTTTCGCACGGCGACGGTCGCGCAAAAGGCGCAGGCGCTATCTGAAAAAATACGCGGCAGCTTCATCGATCAAGTTGCAACGACCGGCACGACAGCCGGTTGGGAACTTTTCCTGTCGCCCAATGGCGACAAAATGTTCTGCAACTACCCGACCGGGAACACGGCCAACCCGCATGAACAGTTCGTATTTAACCCAGTGGTTGGTGCTTGGTGTCGTTTCACCGGCATCAACTCATTCACTTGGGGAAAGTTCAACGGCGATGTTTATTTCGGCGGTGCTGGAGGCGTGGTTTACAAGTTTTCGTCCGACAGCGTGAGCGATGCGGGCAGCGTTATCCAGGCGGACTGCCGCACGGCTTTTAACTATTTTGGCGACCGCAATCGCATCAAGCAGTTTGCGAGTGTGCAGCCGTTTCTGGAAAGTGAAGGCACGCTGACGATCTCCACGGCGCTTTCGACCGATTTCGACAATAACTTCGTCGCCTTCGCGACCTCAACTTTTGATTCCAGCGGCGCAACTTGGAACGTGGCAGCTTGGAACGAGGAAGAATGGGCGGGCAGCGTGTCACGCACACGCCCGCGCTTGGCAACAGCGGCGCTCGGCTATGCCGCATCTATGCGGCTCAAAGTAAGCACATCAACTCAGACCGTCTCTTGGCTTAGTGCCAGCTACGGCATCAAACCCGGAGGGCCGATTTAATGGCTTTTAGCGGCGGAACTTTTTCGCGCCTTTATTCATGGGCGTCTGACCAATCCAACGGAATCAAAATTCGTGCAGATCGCATGGATGGCGAAATGGACGGCATGGCGACAGGTCTTTCGACCTGCTTGCTAAAAGACGGCACCCAAACTGCTTCAGCGCGCATTCCGTTTGCGGCAGGCATTAAGATGGGCGGCCAATCAATACAGCTTGATCCAGCAAACTCGTCAGCCATCACGGCAGGCACAAACAACATCATTATCGTGTCGGCGAATGGCGCGGATCAGGTGAAGTTTACAGATGGCACTATAGAGCCAAACACTGATAACGACATTGACCTTGGCACTGCCAGCAAAGAGTTCAAAAACGCATTTTTTGATGGCACGGTGACAACCGACGCGCTGACGCTCGGCGCTAGCACTAGCGTTACAGGCGTGGACGCCGACCTGTCGAGCGTGTCTGCAAGCGACGACACGCTTGCCAGCGCCAAGGCGATCAAGACTTACGTTGACGGCCAGGTTACGGCGCAAGACCTCGACTTTGCGGGCGGAAGCGGCACTGGCTCGGTCGATCTGGACAGCCAAAGCTTGACGATTGCTGGCACAAGCAACGAGATTGAAACGTCAGCAAGCGGTCAAACGCTGACAGTCGGCTTGCCGACAAACGTGACCATTAGCGGCGAACTTGATGTGGCGACGCTTGATGTGAGTGGCGACGCAGACATTGACGGCACGACCAACCTTGACGCCGTAGATATTGACGGCAATGTCCAACTCGACGGCACGCTGACTGTTGGCGTTGACGATACCGGCTACGATGTGAAGCTGTTTGGTGCCACGGCAAGCGCGCATCTTTTATGGGACGCGTCAGCCGACAAGCTGCTAACCGCTGGCGGCGCTTTGATTGATATTGTCAAAGACAAGTTGATGATTGGCGGCACAGCCGTGACCACAACAGCGGCGGAACTCAATGTCCTAGACGGCATCACTAGCAGCACCAGCGAACTTAACTTGCTCGATGCCGTCGCACGCGGGAAAATTATCTACGGCAACGCCAGCGGGGCAAGTGCGTTGCTGAGTCCTGGCTCTGCAAACCAAGTGCTGACCAGCGATGGCACCGACATTTCGTGGGCTGCCGCTGCGGCTGGCGGCAAGGTGCTTCAGGTCAAATCAGCATTTACCGATGCGTATACGACGCACGCCAATACAAACGTGGATAGCCCCGCTGACATCCTGAGCGTGTCAATTACGCCTACCAGCGCATCAAACAAGATACTGGTTATGGGACTGTTCACCGGAAACAGCACCAGCAGTTCTGTACAGTACCTTGGCGTGCAGTTGGTGCGTGGGACAACTGAGATTGGGTCAGGCGATGCCTCAACACGCAACGGCAGCGAGGGCGAGCTGCACTCTTCGGTATCCTTGTCTGGCGATTACTCCAAACCAACAAGCGTTTCTGCGTTGTTCTTAGACAGCCCCTCCACAACCAGCGCCACAACGTACAAGCTAGTGGCGTTTGCCAATCACTTCGGTTCAAGTCTGTCTAACACTACGCTGGTGCAGAACAGCGGCGGGTACAATTACAACAACAAGGAACAAGGCGTGGGAGCTTCTAGTCTCATTGTCATGGAGGTAACACCGTGAGCAACACCCTAGCAATCACCGAGGCTATTCTTAGTCTCCAGCCGGACGGCGAAGTCTGGCGTTTCAGCGTTACGGGCGAGACCAACGATGAAGCATCGTTCGCGGCCAATGTGACGTGGCAAGGCGGCGCTGCGTTGACGACGTGGAGCGCAGTGTCTGGCGCTCTCGCTGCGGCAACCGACAGCGTGGCAATGACCGCGCTCCGCGCCGAGCGTGACCGGCTGCTGGCCGAGACCGACTGGTGGGCCGTGTCCGACCGCACGATGAGCGATGAGCAGATTGCGTATCGTCAGGCGCTTCGCGATCTTCCCGCTAACACGACCGATCCTGCCAATCCGGTCTGGCCCACAAAGCCGTAATGCTCCGCATCCTCACCATCGCCGCCGCCTTTTTGGCGGCTTTTTTTATACCCGCGCAAAGCAAAGCGGTTGTCACAATCTGCGCGGACACGCTTGCCGAGGTGAAGCGCGATATGGCTGAACGCCACGGCGAGGAATTGATTTGGACCGGCCTGACGCAAGCAGGCGTGAAAATGTATTTTTTTGCTAGCTTCGAGCAAAACACCTACACCGTCTTTTTTAGCTACAATAACCAAGTCTGCACTGCCGCTGGGTACAGTGGCAAAATTATCGGCAACGCCGCCTGATGCTGTTTTTTGATGCTGACGGCAGCGTGGAAAAGTGGGTGGCGCAACAACTTGGCGCAGACAGTTTTGCGCCCGCGCGTGCCGTTGGAATTACCCTCGACAAAAAGTTTCTTGGCGGCGTCGTGTATCACCGCCTAGCAAACGAAAATGTAGAAATGAGTATTGCCACGCAGTCGCCAAAGTGGGCAACGCGCGCGCATATCCGCGATCTGTTTGCCTACCCGTTCGGAACGCTTCAGGTGCGGCGCATCACGACCACTGTCACCGCTGACAACTCAACCGCCATCGACATGAACGAACGGTTGGGATTCAAGCGCGAAGGCACCCTTCGAGAATACATGGACGGCAAGGACACCGAGATTTTCGGAATGCTTGTCTCTGAATGCAAATGGATCAAATGACATGGGATTTCTAAAACCTGACACGCCGCAGCTTCCGGCAGTGCCGTCAGTTGGCGAACTAACTCAAGCGCAGCAGGCGGCCAACCAGTTCACGCAGTTCACACCGTTTGGGAATTTGCTTTACGGCAGTGTTTCCGATCAAGGTGAATTTGTGCAGGAGCCAACCGACGAGGCTCTTTTTATCCAAGAAACGCCGTTTCAAAGCGCGCGGCGTGCTGGTGAAGAAGCACTTTCGCAGCAGCTTATTGGGCAGGCTGGCACGCAGTTTGGCAACATTTATGGCGCGGGCAGCACCGTGCCAACGCTCGACACGGCAGGACTTCCGGCAAGCCAGTTTGGCGTCGATTTGACCGCTGTGCCTGACCAAGTGAGTCAGATCAGTGGCGTCGCCGCGCCGCAGCAACAGCTTGAACTTGCCAATCTGCCAGATCGCGTGACAAGCGTTGATGTTACGCCAAATTATCAGAGCAGCATCGACACTGCTGGCCTTGCTAGTCTGCCAACCGACTTTGCGCAGTTCCGCAGCGGCATCGAGCAGGACATTTACAACCGCGAGTTTGGCTTGCTGAATCCTGAGTTTCAGCGCCAGCGCGAAACGCTTGAACAAAACCTTGCAAACCGTGGTCTGCCGATTGGAAGCGCAGCCTACAATGAGGCTGTGGACCGACTTGAGCGCAGCCAAGGCGAACAGCTTGGTCGCTTGGCGCAAGGCGCACGGATTGGCGCTGGCACGGAAGCATCGCGGCAGTTTGGACTGCAATCGACCGCACGCGGGCAGCAGTTTGGTGAGCGGACACAGCAAGCAGGGCTTGCGAACCAAATTGGGCAGCAGCAGCTTTCCGATGCTTTTAATCGCGCAAACCTTGCTAACCAGCAGCGCCAGGCAGCCTTTGGCGAAGCCGCTGGCGCAGGGCAGTTTGGCCTTGGCGCACAACAGCAGGCGTTTTCGCAGGCGGGGCAACAGACTGCGCTGGCAAACGCAGCGCGGCAGCAGGGCATTGCCGATCAGTTGCTTACGAACGACCAGGCAAATCGCGCGCGGCAGACAGCGTTGGCCGAAAATCAAAACTTGCGCAGTCAGCAGCTTGCGGAATTGTCGGCCTTGCTCGGCGGACCTGGTTATCAGGCTGGCGCTTTCCAAATGCCTGCGCCGGTCAACGTGCTTGGTGCGCAGAGTTTGGCGAACCAACAGCAACTTGCTGCCTTCAATGCGGCAAATCAGCAATCAGCGGCGAACAGGGGCGGCTTGTTTGGGTTAGGCGCGGCAGCGATTACCGGCGGCTTGCCGTTACTAGGCTAGGAGACAGAGATGGCAATAGCACCGAGATTGATGCAATCACCCGCATCGCGGCAGTTTATTCTGGGGCAGAACTTGCAGAAGCAAAGCCTCGACACCAGCCCGATTCTTAGCAACACGCAGGGCTTTGCGCGGCTAGCGCAGGCACTCGCTGGCGGTTTGGTGCAAAGGGATGCGCAGCAAAAGTTTGAGGAAGAGCAGGCGGCCAAAGGCGCTTTGAATGCAAAAACGCTAGCATCTTTGGGCGTAGACCCCGCGACAGCCGCGTTGCTTGCAGACCCTAAAGCGAACCCAGCATTTGCGCCCGCCGCCGTGGCGCAGGCTATGAAGCCAAAACCAGCGGAAAAGCCGGTCGTTGTTGCTAAAGGTGCGGCGGCAATAAATCCAGACGGCACAGTTTTATTCAAAAATAACGCTGGACAAGATGAAGCAATAAACCTTCAGGATTTAGGTATCAAAGTGCCGCCACAATTTGTTGGGTTATTTGACCGATTGGCAAGGGGGGGTGATGCGAAAGACGTTATTTCGGAATTGCGTGCGGTCGTTAACGATCAATACAGCATTGCTAACACCCTGCGCGATGATTTTGAGAGTCAGAATAAAACGTATTTTCAATATGAAAGCAGCTTGGACAAAGTTTTGTCGGCGCGAAATGACGGCCCCGGCGATTTGAGCCTGATATTTGCTTACATGAAAATGCTGGACCCCGGTTCTGTTGTGCGCGAGGGCGAATTTGCAAACGCTGAAAAAGCTGGCGGCGTTTCTGAGCAAGTGCGGACACTTTATAACAAGGTAGTTGATGGCGAGAGACTGTCACCGGACCAGAGGGCAAGGTTCCGCAATCAAGCCTTAGACATTTTCAAGCCAGAGCGGGAAAAATATCTCGCTTCGCGAGAAAGATTCCAAACTTTATCACAAAACGCCGAGTTGAATGCAAATCTAGTATTGCGGCCTGACGTCAATCCCGAACGATTCAACGTCCCAGAACTGGTAGATTTCTAATGGCATCCATTGAAACAAAAGACGGCATCGTTGTTGAAAAACTTTCAGACGACGAAGCAAATGACTCGCAGAGGTTGCGCGACGAGGTTGCAAGAATGCGCGCAGAACGTGAGGCTGCCGCAACGGCAGAAACGCAAGCATCAGATGATGCGCAAGGAGCGCCCAACTTTTTGCAACGCGTTGTTGATACGGCCAAAGCAGACATTGCGGATGTACCGCGACAGCTTGGTTTGACGGGCCGTTACATTGCAGAGGGCGTTGCGGCTCCCGTGACTATGCTTGGCGATGCAACGAACGCGCTAATAAACCTTGGCGCAAGCGGCGCAGAACGCGCCACTGGCGTCGATCTTGGTCGGTTGCAGATGCCGTCACAGGTGTTGGGTCAGGGGCTTACTGGCGCAGGCTTGCCGCAGCCCGAAGGTTTGCTTGAAAACATTGCGTCTATTCCCGCCCGCGTTCTTGCTGGCACCGGAGGCATGGTCAAAGGCGCGCAGATGGCCGGTAAAGGTTTGGAGGCAACGCCCAAAATGCTTGCCGACGCGCTTGCGATGCGTCCCGGCTCTCAAGCGGTGGCAGGCAACATTGCCGCACCTGTCGCAATGGGCGCTGACGCTGCTGTTACATCAATTACAGGCAGCCCAGTTGCAGGCGACGTTGCTGGAATGATTGCCGGTGTTGCAACACCAGCGCCCTCGACAACAATGGCGGGCAGCATTGCGTCAGGCACGCGGTCGGCATTGCAGCCCTTTTCACGCGGCGGGCGCGAACAAATTGTTGCTAACTTACTGCGCCGACAGACTGCCAATCCGGGTCAAGCAATTCGCAACCTTGAACAAGCGCAGCCCCTTGCGCCAGATGCGCCGCAAACAACAGCAGGCGCAAGCCGCGATCCCGGTTTGGCGAGTATGGAAGTGCCAGTGACCGCGTTAGATAATGCAGCCGCCGCTCCCGTGCGAACGCAACGACAAACGGCGCAGACGCGGGAAATGGACAGTATTGCAAAAAGCGATGCAGACCTTGAGAAGTTAATTGCCGCACGCGAGGCTAAAACCACGACATTGCGTGAAGAATCATTCGATAACGCTGCGCCCGTGCAAATTAAAACTGTTTTGGATGACATAGACGCACAACTTGCAGCGCCGCAGGGTGCAAGAAAAACTGTGCGCGATGCGTTGGCGCGTTTCCGCAGTGATATTGAGGCGGCCAGCGTTGACGGCGCAATCGACGCGCGGCGTTTGTACGAAATCAGGAAAGACGTTGATCTCGCAATGCGAGGCCAGTTTAAAGGCGACGACAGCAACTTTCGCTTGGCGCGCGGGGAACTGGCTGACGTTAAAAACTCAATCGACAGCAACATTGAGGCGGTTGCGCCAGGGTATCAAAATTATCTGCGACGTTACTCGCGATTGAGCAAACCGATAGATCAACTCAAAGCGTTGCAGGAAATACAGAGGCGCACAACGATGGGCCAGCCTGACGCAGCACAAGGTGACGTT